ACGCCACCAAAACCGATCTCATCATAAATGGACACTTCGGCTTCGCCGTCTGCGGTCTGTTGAATTGCATACCAGTGGCGACTCATTGCGCTTGCTGCGGTGTCAATGCGCTGCCGTTGTTTGTCGGTGGTGCAGGGTTGGGATTGAAAGTGGCGATGCTGTCGGCGCTGATGCCAAACTCTGCGGACAAGTCGGCCAGATACTTGGCCTCAACGGCGCGCTGGCGGAGTTGGTCTTTCCACTCAAGGCCGCGCTCGCTGTAGTCCTCGGAGTAGGTGCGGAGGCCCGCGCGGACATCGTTAAGGTTGGCTTGTGCTTCGCGTCCGTAGTCCACGCTTGCAGCAGCCGGGCGCTGCCATTCGACGCGCCACCAATTTTCGTTCTGCGGGATGAGGCCGCGCTGCATTGCCAGCGTAATCGTGTGCGCCCAAACGCGGGAACAAAGGCGGTCGATGAGCAGGGCTTGCCGTTGCTCAAAGGTGCGTTGGGCGCGGACGAGCACGGCGCGCAGGGCCGCGCCACCCGCATCGGCGGGACGCGCGGCAAATTCCCAAGGGACGCCGATGTTGAGGCAGACTTCGCGGAGGAGGAGGTCGCAGAAGTCGCGGAAGTTTTGTGTCGGGCGATTCGATGTCCAAGAGATCAAGTCTTCGCCCATGCCGAGGCGCGGGATGGCGCCGCCTGCGTTGCCGAGGGATTCGACGGTGACTTCGCTGTTGTCTTGGCTGTTGACGGAGTGGGTCGCCTCGCCAAAGAAATCCGCGCCCTGCGGGTTGGAGGACTTGATGGCGAGGGCGATATAGGAGGAAATTTTAAGCGCCATTTTCTCAAAAGAAATAGCGTCCGACACATCGCGGAGGTGGTTGATGGACGGGGCGAGAGGCGTGACGTAGCGGAGCTCGTCGCCTTGGCTGGCCTCGCCAACGTGGATGAGTTGCTGCGCGGGGATGTCCTCAAAACGCTGCGCCGGGTCAACGCCATCGCCGACCAGATGGCGGTAGAAGATCGGGCGTAGCTGCGAATTGACCACCACGCCGTCGATAATGTTCTGCGCGCCTTCGCGGGCGGTCGGGTTGCTCGGCTCGTAGATCGAGGAGCGAGCATCGCCGATGCGGTGGGCAAGGATGAGTTGCAACGCGGGATACCCGGTCGATTGCGCGGTGGCGCGGAAGAAAACCTCGCCGTCGCGGTCAATGGCAACGGACGCGATGCGCTGCATCTCGCGCCAAGTGTATCGGCCTTGGATGTCGGCCACGCGGCTCCATTGTTCAAAGAAAGTTTCGGCGGCGTTGTCCCATGCTTCATCGCCAGATCGGGCCTGCGGGCGGATGCCTGTGCCTGTGGCGTATCTGGCCTTTTCGCAGATCAGCCCACGGACAAAGGGCATGTTGTTGTAGACCCAGCGGCTCAACTTCATCAGTCGTTCGCGGTCGGCGCCGGACACGTCGATGTGGCTGTCGGTCGCCGTGGCGTTGTAGGGGAATCGACGCTGAATCGAAGGCCGCGCAGCATCGTAGCTTTGCGCCTTCGGGCTGAAGGCTTTGGTCACAAGTTTCCAGCGGTCGGCGAGTTTCATCAGTGCAGCGGGTAGTTGAAGGCCGCGATGGCGGTCTTGTTGGTCTTGCGTGTCAGCCAGAGTTCCAAATTGGCGGCGCTGAGATCCTTAATCTCTTTCCAGCAATAGAACGCCAGATCCGCAACGGTGCCTGCGGTCTGGTCGGGCGGGAGCGAGTAGGAGTAGCTCTTGCCCCCCATGCTGGCGCTGACAAGAACGCGCCCGCCCTCCTTGGCGACGGTGAAGTTGTTGGAGGCGATGGCCTCAAGCGCCGCGACTGTCTTTGTCGCGTCTTTGTTGTTGGCTACCCAGACTGAGAAAACAAAGGAGCGCGGAGACATTGCTCACGCGCGGACTTGTCAAAGACTCAACCGACCGCCTGTGGCTTTTGCGCCTGCGTCTTAAAGACCCCGCCAAAGTCAGCCAGCGCCGTGACCATGCTTTCGCAGTCAAGAAGGTGATCGTCTCGCTTGCCAATGCGCGTCCAGAAAGCCGTCTCGCGCCCGGTCAGGTGGTTGCGCTTGACCACCTTTTTGTGCGCGTTGATTTGGCGCTGGTAGCTCTGGGACACATCTGCGGCCACCGTCCATTCCGGCCCTGCCCCGCTTCGCAGCCATTCCAAAATATCCTGCGTCAGTTGCGATGACCAAAGCATATGAATCCAGCCCTTGCGGAACGGGCGCACAATAGAGGCCGCGCGGCGAATCTCTTGGCCCAGCTTGATCGGGTAATGCGCGCGCTCCTCGCCTTTGCAGGGAATCCAACGGTTTTGCATACATCGGTCGTAGACCTCTTGCGCTCGGAAGCCGTAGTCCACGGCGACCAGCTTGGCGCGGATCGGCCCGACCTGACGCATCACATCGAGGCCAAGCTCGGCCACCTTGGATTCCACATCTTCCCAAAGTTGCAAGCGGCCTTCGTCCACAAGGCGGCTTGACCCATCGCGGGCAAACGCGCGGCAGACAAACCAGTAGTGATCCATCTGAACGTCCACGCCCATCATCCGCACCTCGCCGTCTTTAATTGGATCGCGCAGGGCGTATTCGCCAAAGGGGATCACGCGCTCTTCCTCGTTCATGGATTCTTCCCACGGTTCGGCAAGCTGGGATTGGATAAAGTCCATAAGTCCAAGCAATCCGGCCTTGGCCGTCAAAAACTGCGCGGCAAGCTCGCCAAAGTCACAAGAGCGCCAAGGCGCATACAGGGAATTGAGGTGGTAGCTGCGGCGGTTCATCGGTGCGCCGGGGTTAGTCGCGCGCCACTCGCCTCGGCGGATCATTTCCATTTTCTGCCCACTGCTGATCGGTTGCTCGCACGATTCGCAGTAGTAACGCGCCGTCTCTTTGACCTTCTCCAAGTTCCACGTCTTGCCGTCTTCCAGCTTGGCATCGTCCGACCATCGAACGCGCGGCCACTGAAGGCGCTGCATATGCTGGCAGTGCGGACATGGGACAAAATAATAACGCTGGTCGCCCGACAGAAACGCTTTCCAGATTTGCCCCTCGGCGGTGGTCGGCGTGGAGACTTTGACCGTCAGGGAATTCGCAAAGGTCTTGGTGCGGTTCTGAGCCAGGGCCACGGCATCGGCCTCTCTGGTTGATTCGCCTGCCAGCTTATCGACCTCATCCAGAAGCAGCAGACCAGCAGGGCGCGAACTAAGTGACGAGGGAGAGTTTGAGCCGACGAAGTTCAGGACGCACTGGTCGAAGGTTTGCTGAAGGTGCTTGAAGGCGTGACGGTTCTTATCGACCTGAGACTTTAACACGGGCGACTCCTCGACAATCGGTTGCCAGCGCACCTCGGAAAAGCTGCGGGCCAGCGCCTCGTTGGGCATGACCCACACCACAGGCTGCGGGCGGTTGACCACGCGCCACGCCGTTCCCATCTGAAGCAAGGTTGTTTTGCCCGTCTGCGTTCCAAAGACCATTGCGATCTCCGAAACGTCCACATCCGCAAAGCTCTCCAACGGTTCGCGCATATAAGGCGTCATGGCCGTGGAGAACCGCCCCGGCATGGCCGTCCCGGTGCGCTCGCTCAACCAGATTTCATCTTCGCACCACTCGACCACGGTGCGGTCATCGCTTACGCCGTAGACCGCCCGCAAGTCCTCGCGCAGTTGGTCAGCGGCGGGACTCATATCTCGGCGCGCACGCCTTCCTTCAGCTTCTCAAAAAATATCTTCAGTTCGGTTTCAATCTCTTTCTTCGGCAGGCCGTGGAGCCTCGCGGCCAAGGTCTTCGGGGCCGCATCGAGTTGGCGGCGGATGGAGTTATGCGGACGCAGGAAAATGTCGCGGGCCTCGGAGTAGTAAAGCGTGATCTTCTTTTCGCGCAGATACTCGCGGCGAAACTGGTCGGCGCGCTGGCGCACGTTGCTTGCCAGGGCAAAGTTGCTGTTGGCCTTGCGGTATTCCTCATGCGTTGCGCCGTTCTTGGCTGCGTGTTGGAGCCGTTCGTAAGCAATCTTCTCGGCGCGCTTGGCCCTGCGACTGTGTTCGATGGGGTCGCTGTTCTCCTCCTCGGCAATCAGCGCCTCGGCATCTACCACTTCTTCCTCTGGTAGTTCGTCCACGAATGACGGTTCGCCAATCGTCACAAGATCGGGCGTCTTGCGCTTTACGTTGCGCGGCTTGGCGTGGCGCGAGCGCCATGCGTTCATGGTATCCGTGTTGCCTTCTGGCATCCCGGCATTGAGCAAGTTGGCGGCTTGGCTTTTGGAAATGCCAAGCTGGTCGGCTACGCTGCGAACGCTCATATCTTTACTAAAGCAGTATAGTTAAGCAGGGCCAAAAACGGGTGATTTTGGCAAAAACCGACCCCACCGCATTTTCGCCAGAATGGCCTGTGGCGGGCTTTTTTCTGATTGGGCCGTGGTGTTGCGCTCATGTCCATTTAACTCCGCCTGTCAGCCTTGCTGGACGTTTAAGCCACTACTGGACGCACGCAAGATCTGCGGTCTGGATACGGGCACT